TTTGCTGGTAATCGGAGACGGGATGAGTGTGCTCGAAGACATTGGCCGCTGGTATGAGATCGCAGAAGGGATAGTGGACTACGACACCATGTGCATCAATTATTCCGCATTGATTTGCCCGCATGAGATGCAGCACTACGGTGCGGGAGACGCCCATTCAAAAGACATGCAGGCCGTGGCAAAATCGCTTAAAAAGGGGATCATAAAGCACGCCTGGAACGCGGGATGCCCAGGATTCGATGTCAGATGGGTGCGAAATGGCCGTGGTGGATGGAACGGCACCTCGGCTAACCTTGCCCTAAAGATTGGGATTGCACTCGACTACACGCGAATAGTGCTGGCCGGATGCCCCATGGACGAGTCCGGCAACTGGTACAAGCCTCTATTGCAAATAAACGATGTAAAATCGAATAAGGACCACCGGCACCACCTCTGGAAGTGGACCGAGATAGCAACCAGGCCCATCGGGCGGTTTATACGCTCGGTGAGTGGCAACACCCGAGATCTTTTCGGAGAACCGAGCCGGGCATGGCTATGCCATGAGCCCGAGAAAGGAGAAGAACAATGTCAGAAAACGAATTAAACGATATCCAGGGAGAAGTGCCAGCGATCCCCGCCGCAGAAGAAGAAGTGCCGGAAACAAAAGCACCGGAGGCCGAGGCCCCCGAGAAGCAACCAGACGATGCACCAGACCCGGCCACCTTAAAGGCCGAGATCGAACAGCTCAAAGCGGACAAAGAAGCGGCCAAGGAAGCGGCACAAAAATGGCGCAGGGAAAAGGCGGAAGCGCGAGCCGATTTTTTCAAGAACCGAGGAGAACCCGCACCCGCAGCAACCCCGGCACCAGCCGCGGCAACCAAACCGGACCCGGACGCATTTGACGACTACAACGATTATGTGGAAGCCTTGACCGATTTTAAGGTTGAGGCAAAGCGACGCGAGTGGGACCAGGCCGAAGCGACAAAAGCGCAAAGTGCAACGCATCAAACCAAGATGCAGAACCTGAGAGAAAAGATCAACGCCGGCTATGAGAGCTATTCGGACTTTGAGGATGTGGCACTGGCTGAAACCGTGCCGATCACATCCATGGTCATGGAGGCCCTGGCCGAGACGGACAACCCGGCCGATATTGCCTATTATTTGGGCAAAAATCGAACCGAGTGCATCGCAATCAGCAAAATGACACCCATAGCGGCAGCCCGGGCCATTGCCAAGATCGAAACACAGTTGTCAGGCGGCAACGGCAACCCGGCGCCAAAACCAACAAAAAAAACAACCAGCGCACCCCCTCCGATAAAGCCTGTAGGCTCATCTAACACCGTGGCCAAAGACCCGGAGAAGATGACCCAGGCCGAGTTTGAAGCATATCGAATATCACAAGGGGCCCGGCGCTTTTAAGGAGATAAATCATGGCAACAGGATCAACGCACAATCTATTAACCGCGACCGTTATCGTTAAAGAGGCCCTGCGTCTTTTTAAAAATAACCTGGTCATGGGGTCCAATGTTTACATGGACTACGAGCGGGAGTTTCCGAACATGCCCAAGGGCGGCGGAAGCATCCAGATACGCAAACCCGTAAAATTCAAATCGAGCAAGACCCGGGTTCGCGTGACCTCAAACATCACCGAGCAGTACATCACCATGTCGGTGGCCACCCAGGACCATGTTTCCTGGCAGTTCAAAATGGTGGATCTCACACTGAGCATCGAGCAGTATTCCGAGCGCTACATCCGGCCGGCGGTCGCCAGGCTGGCAAATGATGTCGATGCCGACCTTTGCGCTCTTTACAAGGACGTTCCCAATGCCGTGTGGGAGTCCACCGGCTATGTCACGCCGCACACCTTCATGGTTTTGGGCAAAGCCATGCAGCGCATGGACGAAGAAGCCGTGCCGCCCGATGACAGGGTGGTGGTTTTTAACCCGGCGGCCCATTGGAGCTTTGCAAACGCCTTGTCGAATTGGAACTTTAAAGAAGGCGGAGAAAAAGCCCTGAGAAAAGGATTCCTGGGCCAGATCGCAAACGCCGCGGTTTTCATGGACCAGAACATCAAGGTTCACACCGTCGGCCACCTTGGGACTGACACCTCCGAGCACACCAGCGGCCTGCTAAACGTCGCGGTGTCCACGGCCTGTTCCTCCGCCGCCGGCGCCGGGTTGCCAACAGGTATCGGCGTGAACGCAACTCAAAACCAGCGCATCAACATCGGCGGGCCCCCGTGCGATTCCAAACGGCCCGCATTTGCCGGCGACGTTTTTGAAATCTCCGGAGTTTACGCGGTCAATCCCATGTCAGGTGAGTCCACCGGAAGTCTGCGACAGTTTGTCATCACCACCGACATTGCGACCGCAACGGAGGTGACCAGCACCGATAGCCGGGTAACTTTCGAGTTTAAACCCGAGATGCTCAACACCGGACCGTACAAGACAGTAACCACAATCCCGGCCCATGAGGCTAATGTGGTGGTCCGAGGGTACACCAACAAAAACTACCCCCAAAACCTTGCATTCCACCGCAACGCCTTTGCCCTGGCAATGGTGCCTTTGGAAATGCCCGATGGCGTATGGGGTGACAGAGTGACCGAAGACGGCTTTTCGATCCGCGCCGTCAAAGCCTATGACATCGATGAGGACGTTGAGACAATCCGCCTCGACATTCTGTACGGTGTGAAAACCATTTACCCGGAACTGGCCTGCCGGATTTACGGCCAAGGAGCGTAATTGAAGGAATTTGACTACGAGCACACTTGCATATTCTTAGGGCTTAATTGCCTTCAGGTGCCGGAGTATCCGCGGTGGATGTACCGCGAGGACACGGTGCCTGTTCTTATCAAAGACGCGGCGGCGGAGGCCGAGGCCCGAGAAAAGGGCTTTGACAACATCACCGCCGCCGCGCTTTCTAATCGCAACCTGATCAACTTTTTCTGGGACTTAGAAGATCTGTCTCCCAGGCAGTTGCTTGTCTATGCCAAGGACGAGTTTGATATCGATTTGCCGGCCGAAGCAAGACAGGAAACGCTTTTTAAGGCAATCTGCCGGTTGACCAGGAGCGCACCGCAAAACCGCAACCGGCTGGTGCTGATGGCCCACACCATCGAGATGAAGTACGATGCCACCTTAGATGAGATCAGGCGCATGGCCGATGAAATTGGGCCTCTTTATGAACGCGAAGTCGAAACGGAGGAATTTTGGGCGTAACAGTACCGACTTATATCGGCAATATCGGATGTGCCAATGACGGCAAGGTTTTCATGCACATCCACTTTGAGTTAGAGGGAAAAGAAGCGCAGCTGACCGTCACGATGACCAACATAAAAGCCAAGGAAGTCGCGGTAACGGTACAAAAGGCCGTAGACCAGGGAGCGGACTGGCTTAAAACAGGAGTGCCACCGGGCTAAAATGGCAAGTTTAGAATTCGCAAAAAACAAAATGACGCTAAACTACCGGGTTGACTGGCAGACACCGGACAAATATCTGGATGCCGCCCGCGCCGTGTTAGGAGAAATCGATCTTGACCCGGGAAGCAATGACCGGGCCAATGAGCGAGTCAGAGCGAAGCAAATTTATACCCGGCACGATAGTTGCCTTGAACATGTTTGGCAGGGTAAAGTCTGGATGAACCCGGCCTACACCCTGTTGCCGGAGATGACCGACAAGCTGATCAGGTCGCACCGGCTGGGAAACGTGCCCGAGGCCCTCTTTATGACGCACACGAAGACGGTCTGGGACAAATGGTTTCAGGATGCCACCATAGCGTGTGACGCGGTATGTTTTGTCAATGAGCTGGTCGAATGGTTTCCGGGCCACCTGATTGATCTTGAAAGATCGCACTTAGGTATAAATTTTGCCGGACCAACCTACGATGAGCGCGGCACGGTGATATTTTATTTCGGCAAAAACATAGACAAATTCAAAAAACATTTTATCCAGTTTGGGGCAATCAGATGAGCGAAACAGCACAAACCCTAATAAAAGCGGCCCTCCGGTCAATCAACGCCATAGCCACAGGTGAAACCCCCACGGCCGCGGAAGTGGCCGACGGCCTGGAAGCCCTAAAGATCATGCTCCGCTCCTGGTCGGCCGAAAACATTATGGTGTATTCCATCGTTTTTGACACACTGGCCATGACCGGGGCTTCTACCTACACCATTGGCAGCGGCGGTGACTGCGACACCATCTGGCCGGAGACGATCAATGGGGCGGTGGTAGACACCATATACCAAGTCCGAATGATCGGAGAGGCCAGATA